GAAATTTTTTTGTTTGAAAGTGATGCATCAGAAATTGTAACCGCTAGTGGAATAGGGACAAATGATCAAGGAGAAATTAGTGAAGACTATGAAGATTTAATACTTAAAGCAACTTTTTCTTTAGACATCCCAGAAGATGTTGTTTTTGACAGTAGTGACAAAATGTTAATTAAATTGTATGCAAAATATTCAAACTGCTACTATCAAGATCCAACTGTATTGGGTGTATTTTTAGGAAAACAAAATGTTTCTAGTATGGTTTATACCAGATATGATCCATATATAAATGATAATCATGTATGTTTTTCAGGAGCAGATTCTACTGCTGATCTTCGTGGTCCAAATGATGTTACATATACAAAACAAATTGAACCAGATGGTAGTGTATTAATTGTTGTTGGTACTGCTCCCATAACATTAAGTCTTTTTGAATGTTGTCCAGCTAGCTAAATATTATTGAATAATTATGAATACTTTATATTATACGTTTAAAACAACTGGTTCTAATGATCCACATGATACTTTTAAATTATTTTTAGATAATAATGGAAATATTATAAACAACAATGATATTGAATATGGTGTTTATAATAAAATTATATCAATAGATATTAAAAAACTTTTATTTGTCAAAGTTAAAAAAATTGGTTTAGGGGATATTATAGATTTTTTTACAACAATAACGGGTGTTAAAAAACTTATAATATACTTAACAAAAGGAAATTGTGGATGTGAAGCCAGACGAAATAAATTTAATTCTATTCAAATTCCATATCTTTTAGTATTTAAATTAAGAGAATTGTATGAAATGGATCCTATTGTTCTAAAAAATAATAAAAATTTATTTACAAAAAAGTTAACTAAACGAACAAAACTAAAAGATAAAATTGATACTAATAATGTAATTTCTAAAAAAGAAAATTTAGGAAAACCATTAACAACTCAAGAAATTAAAAAATCATGTGGTTGCAATAAAAAGAAATTGACACAGTCAAAACAAAGTGTATAATTACAAAAAGGATTTTTATGAAATTGGGATTAATTAAATTTAAATATGGTGAAGAAATAATTGCAGAATATGAATTACAAGGCTCTTCTGTATTGGTTAAAAATGCAGCGTATATGATGCCGATTGAAAATAATCAGTGGCATCTAATGACTTGGTTGCCTTATACTAATGTCAGAGACGGTATTACTATTGATAAAAATGATATCTTTTTTATTGCTGATCTCAGTGCTGATATGGTTGAATATTATAATAAGTGGCGAGAGGCATTAAAGAAAAATATAAGAATTGATTTAGATAAATAATCATAAATGTATAAAGGAAATTATAAATCGACCGATACAAAAGGAAATCGGTCGATTTATTTAATTGGAGATACTGTTTTTTTCCAAGGTCAAATATACGAAGTAGTTGCAAATACTTCTTTATCACCTCTACAATCACCAAATTCTTGGAAATCGACAGGATCTTATAGACCCTTTGCAAGCGATAATCCACCAATTAATCCAATTGTTGGTCAACAATGGATAAAAGATGGTATCTTGTACACCTACTATTTGGATGAAGATGGATATTCGTGGGTTGAACTGTAATTACATTTCTACAGTCAAAACAAGATTTGTATTTTGTTCAAATTTTAAAAATATTGTACTTGGATTGTTCACTGTTTTTATATAAATGAATGAAGCTCCGTCATAACCCGGAACACCATTCAAAAAGTAATAATTATTTAATGGTAAAGAAAGTTGCATATCAATATATGGAATAACTTTCCACCCTACAAGCGATGCGTCAGAAAGATCTAATTTAATTATTGGATCATTGACATATGTTTGTATTTTATACGATACTACTGCAGTATCGACCCCATCTACAATTAAAACTGGAATAGAAGATGTATTTACATTTCCTGTCAAAAAATTTATTGATTCATTTTCACTTCTAGTTCCAATTTTTACAAATGAAAATGAATTTATGGATAGTGATAAGCCATCATATGCAACTGGATTGTAGATGTTTTGCATATTAGCTAATTTTGTGGACGCATACCAATCATAATAGTTGTTTAAATCTGAAATGTTCCTACAATACTTTTGTCTAAGATTTTGATTTTCTAAAATTTGTAAAACATTTCCGTTGATATCTAATTTTTTTATAATACCATTTGCATTTTTATTTTGAGATAAGGTTATTAAATCAGGAACCCCTCTCATATAAATGTTGACCGTATTATTTTTAAAATACATATTTTCTGAAACAATTGTTTCAGATGGATCTATATAAATTATTTCACTACCGTCGTTTAATTTTAAAGAATTTTGTATTTTATATCTACCAGTATTTGCTGAAGCCCCAGTAATTTCAACATACTCTTCATAAGAATAATCTGAACCGTAAATTCCCAAAAATTCAATATTAAAAGGGTCTTCTTTATTTACTTTTGAAATAAAATATTGTGCGGTATTTCCATTTATTGCTGAAAATGATAAAGAAGTAATAAAATCTTTACTATTGTAAGTACCATCAAAAAGTGATCCTGAAAAACAGATACCATTTAAATAAATAAAATTATTATAATCACCAAGAACACCTTCTAATTTATATGTTCCAGTAAAATTATACTGCATTCCACTTTCATTTACAAAATAAGTTCCACCAGAAATTGAAAAAGTATTCCCGGAAGTTATTCCAGAAAAAAACTTTTTTAGATATTTTAAATCTGAAGCACTAGTTGAATTAGAGTAGTCTAAATAAAAACTATTTCCATTTTTTAAAATTGTGGGGAAAGTTTTAATTATTCCTTTTGTAAAACAAGGATCTGCTGTGACACCTACAAACTCTGATACAATAGCTTGTGTTGATTTTACAAGAGTAAGTGCTTTACTATGTGCAATCATATTATGTTGCCAAATAACTCAATACTTGGGTTCCACTCTTAGATCTTACATATATTTTATTTAAATTATCAATATTTAATAAAAATTCATCACCCGGATCTAAGATATAACCCAAATTGGTACCAACACCTGTATTTCCAACATAAATTAAATCTGTATTGCTGGAAGATGCTTTTATATTTACTCCATTTGTACAAGTATAACCAGTAACAGAAAGTTGAAGCATTGATGTTGTTACATTACTTACAAGACCTGTGACAATTCCAGATGGTCTGATGACACCAAATGAAGAAATTGCAGAATACAAATCATTTAATTTTGAATATAATGCGGTAACACCATTAATAATATTATTTTCATTTACATTTAATGTATTGCCTACTGTAGTAGCAACGCTGGTACCACCAGACATTCCTTGAATTCGCAAACCATTGGTGGCACCATCATTAGTTACTCCAACAATGGAACTTAGTGTTACGGAAGCCGTGAATCCTGCACCAATTATTGCAACCTTTAAAGCATCACCTGATACACCGACAGAATTCATTGAAGCGCCTACAATATTTGTATAGACATAAGTAAGACCACCCGGACCCCATACAGAAACAGAGTCAGTTACTCTTGATAAATTTCTGCCGCCTGTAACTTCTACTTGAGAACCAGTAAAAGTTCTTACGAATACTGGTGCAGATGAAATTCCAGTTGCATATACAGTTCCACTGACTTCTACTGGTGTTCCGCCAGGAATACCCTGTACTGCACCACAGAATCCCACTAAATTTGCAGTAATACCCCCTGCAATGACATTTACTGGAAGACCATTGGATGCTGATACAATTGAAGCAGACCCGGTAGGGCCGTATGCTAGCTTCATATATTGAAAATGTGCTGTGGCTCCATAAAAAAGAACAGTGTCTGTGGCTACCATAAAGGTAATTCCACCAGATTCTATCTGTACATTTGGATCGTTGTCAGTGGGCATAATGCTTCCTTAAGGTGGTATAAATAGTTCTAGAATATTTAGATAGATTTATTTATTGCTTTTTTTATAAAACAACCTATAGTTAATCCATGTATATTGACGAAATAGCAAAAGAAAAATTTTCAAATAAAGTATTAGAAAGAGCATTAAATACACGATTATCTTTTATGGATTGTGTTTTAGAACTCTCTGAAGAAATGAATCTTGAACCTAGCGCAGCTGGTAAACTTTTAACAAAACCATTAATTGAAAAAATTGAAGAAGAAGCTAAAAAAATGCATCTTCTTAAAAAATCAAAAACTAAAAAACTACCAGTTGACTAATGAAAAATATGATGTATTGTTTAATAACATTAAGGCCAAGGTAGATCCTTGGGGAAAGTAAATTATGCCAAATTTTTCAGATTTTAAAAAGAAGAGTAAAAATTCTATCGCAAATCTAACAGAGCGTCTTGAAAAGATGACCTCAAAGGACAGCTTTAAAGATGAGCGTATGTGGCGTCCTGGAATCGATAAGGCTGGAAATGGATATGCTGTAGTTCGATTTCTACCAGAGGTAGAAGGAGAAGATACCGCATTTGTATCTGTATACAGCCACACCTTTAAAGGTAAAGGTGGTTGGTTTTATGAAAATTGTCCAACTACAATCGGTGAAAAATGTCCTGTTTGTGCTGCCAATACTGAGCTATGGAATAGTGGTATTGAAGATGATAAGAACATTGCCAGAAATCGTAAGCGTAAGTTGACTTACATTTCAAATATTCTTGTTATTGAAGATCCTGCAAATCCAGAAAACAAAGGCAAAGTATTCCTTTATCAGTATGGAACAAAGATCTTTCAGAAGATTCAAAGCCTCGCTCATCCTGAGTTTCAAGATGAGGTTGCGGTTGATCCGTTTAACTTCTGGACTGGTGCGGATTTTAAGATTAAGATCCGCAATGTCGGTGGCTATGTAAACTATGATCGCAGCGAGTTTGCAAGCCCCGCACCACTATTTGGTGGTGATGATAAGAAGCTTGAGGAGCTTTGGAAGAAGCAATATCCCCTCAAGCCCTTTATTGATAAGAGCCAATTCAAAAGCTTTGATGAATTGCAGGCTCGCTTCAAGAAGTCTGTCGGTGATGATATTCGCGCTCAGTTTACTGAGTCCAAGAGCATCGAAGACGATGTAGAGGTATCTTCAATTGTGGAAGATATAGAGGAGAAAGATCCTCTACAATACTTCTCCGAAATGGAGAAAGAGTGAAAAAAGCCCCGAAAGGGGCTTTTTTTATTTTAAGACCATAATGGATTTTGAGACATTTTATCTCTTCTATTTTCAAAAATTAAATTTGTAGCTTCAACTGTGGGTCTCTCTTCAAAATCATCTCTATTTTTATTTGGTAACCATGAATTGTTCATTTCATTTGCCATGGTTTCTACACCGGATTGAAGAGTTTTTAAACTTGTTTCTACTTCTTGTGCTTTTTTGTATGCTGTTTCAGGATCAACTTTTACAGAAAAATTTATTCCAGATGTTTTTGATTCTTGTGGAACAACACTTGTTTTTGATTCTATTTCAGTAGCTTCTATTGGAATACTTTTTATTAATTTTTCTGTTTCTGTATATTCTATTGTGATGCTATCAACTAATTTATCAGAATTGCTTGGGCTAACTCCTAGTTTTTGTAATTCGGCACCCAATAAACTACTATCATTTAGTACCGTGACAGTCTCA